ACGCACGTTCTAAAGACCGTTGAGTGGATGGCAAGGGACAGGGTTAAGAACGACGGCTCTGTGGTGGACACAAACGACTCGTATTTTCTTGGCCCGTTAGAGGCTGTTTTCTTGGAGATTGTAGGTGGCAGTTGAGCAACTAGGCAGCGCGACGACTGATGTCCAGACATCGTCGGCAAACTCGCACAGCTTCTCGCACACGGTCACAGAGGGGACAACGCTTCTGATTGCCGCCGTCGGTGTTACGGCCAACCGGGAGTTTGGCACAGCGCCGCAGTATAACTCGCAGACGATGACCGCAATTTCAGACACTGGCGAGGCCGGGTCAAAAAACATGCCCGTCTATGTCTATGGACTGATCGTGCCTGATACCGGCGAGAATACCTTCTATTGTGAATTTACTACGCCCATTAATCCCCCGGCCTCGTGGGTCACCCTGGTCAACTACAAGGGGACGCAAAATTCTTCCGTCGCGGATGTAACCAACTCCGTTGAGACGGTGAGCAATACGTCAACAACGTCAACGACGGAGTTCAGTTCTGGTGGCAGCGCCGGGAACGCGCTGTTCCTTGCGGCTGGCGGCATTGGCGAGAACATGAGCCCAGCCAGTTCTGGCTTTACAGAGATCGCGGACACGGTGACAGGCGGTGGGGCGAACAATAACAACGACCACGCAATCTACGTGGCGCACCTGTTAACCGGAGCGCCAAGCGCGGTCACGGTGACTTGGAGTGCCACGGATGAAAATGCCGGGGCGCTGGTAGAACTTGTGGCGAATCGATCAGGGTTTCGTGGGTCAGGCAGAGGCATCGCTCGCGGTGTCGGCAGAGGAATCTTATAAGTGGAAGTTTTAAGAACATACGGCAAGACGGCGACGATCTATTTCCCGCTGGTTGATTTTGGCGCGACAGATTACGAGTCAACGCCGGTCACGTTTGCAACCGGAGATGTGACCTATTCGATTGACGGCGCGGCGTTTTCTAACACCAGTAACAATCCAGCCCACGAGGGCGGCGGCATCTACTCGCTTGCGATTACCGCAGCCGAGACACTTGGCGGAATAATCGTTTTCAAGATCGTAGACCAGACAGATCCTAAGACCTGGGAAGATCAAAGCGTGATTGTTAACACCAACCTTTCAGGTTGGGTCGAGGGCAATCAGTCAATCATCATCGGTGAAGTATCGACCGCAACGTTCAGCCCAACAACAACCGCGTTTGAGGGCGTTAGAATTTCGCCTAACGCAACCGAGGAGGCGACTGCGGACCATTACAATTCCAGGCTCATCACCTTCACATCGGGTGCCTTGCTTGGGCAGCAGACGACGATCAGTGATTACTCGCTTGCCAATTCCAAAGAGAAGTTCGTTGTGACGGCGCTCACCGAGGCACCGGGCGACGGCGATAACTACATCATCACCTAGAGGTTACAGTGGCTACCACAAGTCTAAGCAATAATTTTCGCAGGGACATCCTGAACGGCGTGATCAACCTGTCAAGCGACACGATAAAGATGGCCCTGTATTCGGGCGCTTCGCATGACCAGAACACGGGCGCTTACACCACTAGCTCTGAAGTGTCCGGGACCGGGTACACGGCGGGCGGGGCTACGATGGCCGGGGCCAGCCAGACCACGGACACAACAAACCATGTGAGCTTCTATGATTGGAACGACGTTAGCTGGAGTTCGTCAACGATCACCGCCGACTCGTGCCTGGTGTATGACGACACGGTCACCAGCCCAACCGCCGACGTTTCAATCTACATCGGAGACTTTGGCGGATCCAAGTCCTCCAGTAGCGGGACGTTCTCCGTGGTGTTACCTGCCGCCGCGTACAACACCGCGTTGGTTCGTATTGCGTAGTATCGGCAAGTACACCTGCGGCACACATAATCCGGGGTTTATCTCCTCCCATGTCGGCGGGAAAACGATTGAGTGCCTCTTGATAGACGGCACCTGGTTAATCATACGCACAACAGACGGCCACGAGTTCAAGATCGGCTGGCAGGACTCGTCTGGCAATAAGGTACAGGGTGAACCCTTTATGGAGAACCTGGACGCAAGAATAATCGTGCCGGGGGCACAGATAGGGGGATAGATGAGCCTCAGACCTTTAGGGTTCAGCCAGCAAGGGCCGGGGACAAAGACGGTTGACGTATCGTTAACGCTGACCAGCGTTGGCGGTCATGCAGAAACAGCCGCTGTAGAGGCGGACGGTGGTCAGTCGAGAAAAAACCTGTCCCCGTTGGGATTCTCGCAGCAACCAAAGACATTCCAGGCGAAGAGCGTTGGCGACTCATCGGTAACGTTGCCCGGTGCTTCGGCTGCAGGTCAAGGCGAACACCTTGAAGGTGTCAGCGTTTCGATCACGCTTGACGGTGCCGAGGCATCGACGGGATCCGGCGAGATACCAAGCCGAAAAAAACGTGGCGCACCAATCATCAGGTTCATTGATGAGGAGCGGCCTCAGTTACCTGAACAAGTTCCGGTTGTCCTCAATGACCGTCCAATCGATGACGAGCAGACGGCTTTTCTCAGAAAGAGGGGAACGGTTCAAAGTGAGCCAGAGCCGCAAAACCAAGAGATTAAATTAAGGAATCGGTTTGTCCCGCAAGCCGTTACACAGCCGGAGCAAGAGTTAAAGCTGCGGTCCAGATACGTACCACAAGAGACACAGAGCAGAGTTGTCGAGTTCAAGGCAAGGCAAAGATATGTGCCGCGCCAGGTCAACGTTGACCCCGTAGACGCTCAGGTAGAACAGAGAAGGAAGAGAAATGGCTACCGGTGATATTACTTTTTTTGAGGAAGCGTTGGATTTCGCGTTCTTTAGCGGATTCGGTGCGAGCGATGACATCAAGGTGGCGCTCCTTGACAACACCACCACGCCCACCGCGTCTTTTGCAACCCCGGCGCTGAGTGACTTTACACAGGTAGGCACCAGTGGGACGTACACCGCCGGAGGCACAAGTATTGGCGGGTGGGATGCGCTCTCGACAGAGAGTGGCGGGACGCTGACCTTTGACTCTGCGACCAATCCTACGTGGGCCGCTCATGCTTCAAATGACAACGATTGTTATTGGGCGCTGATTTACAACGACACAAGTGCGGACAAGGGTATAGCCTTTGTTGATTTGGGCGGGCCGGTTGATATGTCAGCAGGCTCGTTGACCATTACCTGGAACGCATCAGGTATCTTCACCATCTCGTAAGCAAGACTGTGTTATGCAGTCTGTTTATGAAGATTTCCATGTTCGCGTGAGCTTGATCTAATGGCTGTTACTTTTCCAGATGCAGTCAGTTCAACGGTAACTACCGCTAACGAAGATCCAGCAACAAACGATCACTCCCACACGGTCACTTCCGGCACCACGCTGTTGCTTTGTTTCGTTGCTTCGACAGCCGATGAATCCGCCTCTGGTATAACTTGGGGGTCTGACTCCCAAGCGATGACCGAGGTCAGCAAGGTTGATGCAACAAGCAACGCGCTTGCTGATGCGGGTGGCTCGATTTGGGCGTTGGTAAACCCGAAGGTTGAAACCAGCACGTTTGAGATTACGTCTGGCAGCGGTGCGTGGTTTAACTGGCACATAAAGGGGGGGCTGAACGTCCACGGCACGGCAACTGCTTCCGTTGCCGCTGCGATTAGCGAGCTATCAAACGACGAGAATAAGAGCGAGACCAGTACCAACGTCCACGCATCGGGCGGCACATCGGGCAACAAACTTTTGTTCTTCGGTGTGGGCATCGGTGATGACATGGTGCCAGCATCCAATGATGCTTCGTTTAACGAGCTTGCCGAAATCGATTCCGGCGGCGGCAAAGGCAATAACAATGATGGTAGCGTTTATATCTGCGAAGGTGACGCGCCATCAGCAATAACCGTTACCTGGAATAAGAGTGACGAGAACGCGGGCAGTCTTTACGAGATTGTCGCGGCAAACGATGTAAATGTATCAGCGTCCACCGAGACGCTAACTGTTGCCACGCCGCAGGCCAGTGTCGCGCTCGACGTTGATGTGCAGGCCAGCACCGCGTCGTTAACGCTGGCAGAACAACAAGCGTCAATTGCAAACGATGTCAACGTAACGACCAACGTCGAAGCCCTGACGCTCGCAGAGCAACAGGCAAGTATCGCGGTTGATGTTGACGTTAGCGCCAGTACCAGTGCGTTAACGCTGCAAGAGCAGCAGGCCAGTATCGCAGTTGATGTCGATGTAGCGACCAGCCTCGCTGAGTTAACCATTGCCACGCACCAGGCAACGGTAGCGGAGGGTGAGGTTGAGGAAACCCCTGCTAAGTCTAAGGGCGGGCGAAAACGAAAGCGTTACATCGTAGAGATCGACAACCAGTTTATTGAGGTGGCCTCTGTTGCCGATGCCCAGGCTGTACTGGAGCAGGCACGGGAGGTCGCTGAAGATGCTGCCACGCAGTTAACGGAGCCGGTCAAGGACATCCCACGGGTTAGCGTCAAGCTAATCAGCGGCAAGGAAACGAAGTCTAAGGTTCTTCGCCGGGATGTTGTAAAAACCGAGCAAGCGGTTGAGTGGATCTACAGGAAGGCTCAACAGAGGATTGACCGGGACAAAGAGATATCCCAGCTACTGCAGGCCAAGATCAGGGAAGAGGACGAGGAAGAGGAAGCGTTGATCGCTTTGTTGATGTAATGGGTAAAGGAAGCCACAGACGACCTACAAAGGTAGACCTTGAGGAGTTCGCCTCGTCATGGGAGCGAATCTTCGGGGACCGGAAGAAAGCTGCCGACCTCAAAAAGAAAGGCGCAGTTAATCCGAATGATAACGGGCAAATAACGGATGCCAAGTAGTGACACACAATTTAAACCGGGCAATCCTGGTGGCGGACGGCCTAAAGGATCGCGCAACAAGCTCTCCGAGGCATTTATCAAGGCGCTTGCCGATGACTTCAATGAGGCGGGTCTGGCCGCGATTGAGCAGGTCAGGGTGGAGCAGCCAGCGCAGTACCTCAACGTGATAGGAAAGCTTATGCCCAAGCTCATGGAACTGAGCGGGCCGGACGGTGACTCCATTCCACTATCAGGGAAAGTGACCTTTGTTAGCAGAGACGATTGAGCCTGAGTGGGAGTTCGCTGACCACGTAAGAGAGATTTGGAAGCCGTACAGGTACAAAGTCCTGTATGGCGGCAGGGGCGGCGTTAAGAGTTGGACGGTTGCGCGTTACCTGTTGATATCCGGGTTCCAGGAGCCGTTGCGTATTCTTTGTGGCCGCGAGGTGCAGAAGTCGATCAAGGACTCTGTCCACCAGCTTCTAGCGGACCAGATAAGGATGCTAGGCCTCGAGGGCTTCTACGAGGTACTGCAGACAGAGATCCGGGGGAAGAACGGGACCAAGTTTGCTTTCACGGGCCTGTCGAACCTGACAGCGGAGACGATTAAGTCTTTTGAGGGCTACGATAAGTTCTGGGGCGAAGAGGCCGCAGGGTTTACCAGGAGGAGCATAGACATCCTCTTGCCGACCATACGCAAGGCCAACTCTGAGATTCTTTTCACGCTGAACCCTGACCTTGACACCGACGAGGTGTACCAGCGGTTTATTGAAAGCCCGCCTGACAATTGCCTGTTGCTCGAGTGCAGTTACCACAACAACCCGTGGTTCCCTGACATCCTTGAGGAAGAGCGTAAGACCTTTCTTCGGGCAGTAGAGAAGGGAGCGAGGCGGCAGGAAGAGTACGACAATATATGGAGCGGCAAGTGCAAGCCCGCTGTTGACGGTGCCATCTACGTCGATGAGGTCCGGGAGACGCTCTCATCCGGGAGGCTGTGCGCTGTCCCTTACGATCCGAAGCTGAACGTGTACACGGTTTGGGATTTAGGATGGAACGACAAGATGGCTATCGGTGTGGTTCAGACCGCTGCATCAAGTGTCAGAGTAATAGGGTATATCGAAGATTCCCATCGGACTTACGAATCCTATGTCAACGAACTGCTCGCCAAGCCATACGGGAAGAAGCTCGAGATCAACTCACGCGCTGCATGGCTCCCGCATGATGGGAAGGCCAGGAACCCGCAGACCGGACTGTCGCCCATAGAGCTACTGCCAAAGCTTGGCCTTAAGACGGATCCTAAAGGTGTACCGGACATTGGAATCAAGGCCGGAATTGAGGCCGCGCGGCAGATGTTCCCACGCGTCTACTTTGACAAGCAGAACTGTACCCCGCTCTTTAATCGGCTAAGACGGTACGCACGGGTCATCTCTCCGACTACCGACGAGCCGATGATGCCTAAGAAGGACGAGAACACGCACGGCGCGGACATGTTCCGGTACATCGCGGTGGTCGAGAAGGAACTGCACAACCAGACGCAGGAAAGAAAGCCGATCAAGTATTCAAACCGGGGAATCGTGTGAGCGATAACGAAACGGGCTGCTCTACATGCTCATGCACAAGCAAGATGGAAGCGATGGAGACACGGATCGCCTTGCTGGAGGCATGGGTGCAGGAGTGGGAGGACGCCGCCGCACGGTATGGCAATGAAATCATTGAGGGTCTTGAGGTCACGCTGGTTCCTGACCAGGACATGCTCGACGCTCTGACCAGGGACAAGACAAAGGACAACTAATGGCAGGGCCAGCGGCAAGGGGAATGTA